ATGGATAAACAAAATTATGAACTGGCAGAAGAAGATTATATTAATGGTATGAAGTATAAAGAAATAGCAGAGAAATACAATGTATCTATCAATACAGTTAAGTCATGGAAGACTAGATATAAGTGGTGCAAGGATAAAAAAGGTATGCACACAAAAAGTAAAAAAGTATGCACACAAAATAAAAAGAGTGCAGGTGCAAAAAAGAATAATGAATGTGGTATAAAAGAGCCTATTGCTGATGAAGTTAAAGAAGTCATGAATAATGAAGAATTAACGGATAAGCAGAGGCTCTTTTGCATTTTCTATAGTAAGTGCTTTAATGCAACAAAAGCATATTTAAAGGCTTATACGTGCACCTATGAAACAGCCAATGCAGAAGGATATAAACTCCTTGTAAATCCTTGTATAAAGAAACAAATAGATGAATTAACAAAAATAAGGTTCAATAAGGAAGCACTAAAAAGTGGAGTACTCCAAAAATACATTGATATAGCATTTGCAGATTTAGGTGATTATTTGAAGTTTGGCAAGAAAACAAAAGGAGTATGGACAAAAGATAAAGATGGAGTTAATACACCAGTTATTGATCCTGATACTGGACAACAAAAGATAAAAGAATATAGCTATGTTGATTTAAAGGAGAGTATAAGTGTAGATACGTCATTAATTACAGAGGTAAGTGAAGGAAAAGATGGTATAAAGATAAAGCTTGCAGATAAAATGAAAGCACTTGATTTCCTTAATAAGCATCTTAATTTATTATCTGATGAAGATAAGATTAAACTTGATTTAGAATATAGGAAATTACAAAATGCCAAACTTGAAAATGAAGTTACAAGAGCCAATAAGAACAATAAAAAAGATGGATTAAAAATTGTTATAGATTATGGTGATGAAGATGGAGACAGTTAAAGCACAATTTAATCCGATATTTAAAGATTCAAATAAAACTAGAAAAAGATACAGAGCAATGAAAGGTTCAGCGGGTAGTGGAAAATCTGTAAATGTAGCACAAGATTATATTTTAAAACTAGGAAATATTAGATATAAGGGTGCTAATTTACTTGTAGTAAGAAAATCAGAATCCACCCATAAATTTTCTACTTATGCTGAACTTACAGGTGCTATTAATAGAATATATGGTGAATATGCAGAAGATTATTGGATTATGAAATTGAGCCCTTTAGAAATAACGAGCAAGGTAACAGGTAATTCAATTATATTTAGAGGCGTAAATGATGCTAAACAGAGAGAAAAATTAAAATCAATAAATTTCCCTCATGGCAAATTAACCTGGATATGGTGTGAGGAAGCTACTGAACTCATGGAAAGTGATGTTGATATATTAGATGATAGACTTAGAGGAAGACTGGATAATCATGATCTGTATTATCAAATAACATTCACATTCAATCCAGTATCAGCTATGCATTGGATAAAAAGAAAGTATTTTGATTATAAGAGCGAAGATATATTTTCACATCATAGCACATATTTAACCAATAGATTTATAGATGAAGCATACCATAGAAGAATGATGATGAGAAAAGACCAGGATCCTGAAGGATATAAAGTGTATGGTTTAGGAGAATGGGGAGAAACTGGAGGAACTATACTTCACAATTTTATTATAGAAGAGTTTCCTACAGATTTTTCATGTTTTGATGAAATGAGGTTAAGTCAGGACTTCGGATTCAATCATGCTAATGCAATATTGAGGATTGGATTTAAAGATGGTGAATTATACATATGTAATGAGATATATGTTCATGAACTTGACACATCAGAAATTATAACTATAGCAAATAATAAAAGATTAGAAAAGAACTTGATTATGTACTGTGATAGTGCTGAACCAGATAGAATTAAAATGTGGAAAAAGGCAGGATACAAGGCTATAGGAGTAGTTAAAAAGCCAGGAAGTGTACATGCACAAATAGATTATTTGAAACAACTAAAGATTCATATACATCCGTCATGCTTGAATACTATATCTGAAATTCAACAGTGGAAGTGGAAAAAAGATGAAAAAACAGGATTGTATCTTGACGAACCAGTTGAATTTATGGATGATGCTATGGCAGCGCTTAGATATTCAATAAATAATAAGCTTAAAATTGAGGTTTCTGGAAAATATGATGATGATGTTTATAACAAGGGAGTAGGTTTAAAGTCAAAGCAAAGATATAACAAGAAAAAAGGAGGACATGTATTCTAATGATAGATAAATCAATATTTGATAATAATTATAGAAATAAGAAAGAGCAGCTGTTAAAGTTAAGTCATTCAGAAAAGAGTGAAAGAAGAAAAGCTAAGAAGGATTTTATATTTTATTTAGGTGAATGTGAACATAAAAGAGCAGCATTATTGGATCGAGATTTTTTAGGTCAAAGCTGGATGAATGTAGATGATCTTGATTATGTTCCAAGTCAGATAATAGATAATAAAATAAAACCATTGATTCATAAGCAGGCAAGGTTTATGTTTGGAAAGTCACCAGACATATTATTTAAACCTTACGATAAGAAGTATAAAGATAATTGTGAGGAATTAAGGCAATATATAGATGCTATATTAAATGCTAATAAGTTCTGGAGTAATACTTTAAAGGCATTCAGATTAGCAACAGTAACTAAAAGAGTTTTATTGAGATTAGAAGCAAATCCTAATCAACCAGTAAAGCTCTTTTATCATTCTATAGATGATTTCAGCTATAAGAATGACTCTTATGATTCAAGTAAATTAAAATCAGTTACTTTTGTAAGGGAAGATTCAAAGAATAAGAAAGATGATGAGACTAATAATTTATGGTATAGATACACTTACTATATGAATAGTGGATACTGTCATTTAAAAACAGAAACGTATAAGGGGGATAATCTTGATACACCTATAGATATAAAAGAACAGAACACAAGACTTAGCAAAATACCTTGCTGGGTTATAGTAAATGAACAAAGTCCTAATAATATTATTGGGTGTAGTGATATTAAAGACTTGAAGCCATTACAAAATGCTTATAATAGAAGATTAAGTGATTTCAATGATGCACTTAGATTCTTGCTATTTGGACAGACAGTAATTATTGATGGTGATGAAGATGATGTTAATAAATGCAATATAGCACCTAATAGCTTAATGGCTATAAAAAGTATTAACCAAGAAGAAGGAACAAAACAGGCGCAGGTTAAAAGAGTAGAAAGTGGGTTTAGTAATGCAGAGCCGATAAAAATGTATTTGCAGATGTTAGATGATAGTATGCATGAGAAATTAGCAATACCTACCGATGAGAAATTAAAGGACGTTCCAAGTGCAAAAACAATAAAGTATATCTATACTGAATTAGTAGCTAGGTGTGGAGAAAAATGGAATGATTGGGAACCTACAATAAGAAGTATGCTAAGACTAATTGTTGAAGCATGTAGCAAATTCCATTGCTATAGCGATTGGAATCATGTTTGGGATGAACTACAATATTCTATTGTTATTAACAAGAATTACCCTATCCCTGAGGATGAAGAAGATGCTAAGAGACTTGCTATGGAAGAAGTAGTAGCTAAAGTAAGAAGTCATAAAAGTTATATTAAGGATTACTCAGATGATGAAGATTACGAAGAGCACTTTAATGAAATATTACAGGAAACAAGCCTACTTCAAAATGCTCAAGATTCTATGATGAATGATATTACTAGTGAAATAGATGATATAGATGATGAAGAATAGTGGTGAAGAACCATGAGTTTTTATAAAAAGAAAGTATTAGAAGTTCGTAAGAAAATCTTACAATTAACATTGGAGCAGAAGAGACAAATTAATCATATATATGCTAAGTCTGCCAATAGATTGATTAATGAGATATTAGAATTACCTGATATAAGTAGAACTAGAGTACATGATATAGATATTGCAAGATTACTTAATGATTATACTAAAGACTTATATAAGCAACTGTATCCTAATATTAAAGATAATATGATGGAAAGTTCTATTATACAAAGACAAGTTATATTAGATTTTGTAGATCAAGTTGCAAAAGATAGAAAGTTAAGTGAGATAGTTAAACATAATATTAATAGTTATTCAAATACTGTTGTTAAAAATCTAATTGCAGGTGAATATTACAAAGATGGAAAGACATTAAGTAAAAGATTGTGGAACCTAACTTTAGATAATGGAAATAAGATAGATGAATTTATAAAAATGAATATTGCCAGTGGAGCCAATGCTAGAAAGCTGGCTAATGATTTGGAATTGCTTATTAACCCTAATAATAGAATTGTTACAAATAATTTTAAGGCAGGTTTCAATAGTTATAAGATATCATATCAGGCTCAAAGATTAGCTAGAACCAGTATTACTCATGCAGCTACAGAAACACAAATTCAAAATGCTAAGAAAAATCCTTTTAGTAAAGGGCTAAGGTGGAATTTAAGTGCAAGTCATAGTGCTCGTATGCATGGTAAAACAGATATATGTGATGATTATAATGGACAAATATTTAAACCAGAAGAAACACCACTACAACATCCCAACTGTCTGTGTTATTTTACAGAAGAAGTTGCAGATATTGACGATGCAATAGCAAGAATAAATAAATGGGTTGAAGGTAATGAAGATAAGGAGTTAGATAGTTGGAGTACAGATTTTAATAAAGGTGAAGATAATATTAAGAATAAAACCAGTAGTTCAGTCAAGGTTAATGGAAAAGATGGAACTATAGATATTAATATACCTAAATCAAAGAATAAAAATATAAATACAAATGTTGGAAAAGATGATATAATAAATAATAAAAAATCTTTTAAAGAAGCAACAAACATAAAAGAAGCAGAGAGGTATTCTATTAATAGTTTAGAATTTAATAAAGTTAGTTTTAGTGGAATAGACTTGAGTGTAGTTAATAGAATTAATAAAACATTAACTAAAACTTATGATGAATATCCTATGTTAAAAGGTTTTATACAAGAGATTAAGACATGTAAATCTGGAGCACCAGCAAGTGCACAGATAAGTTATAAAAATGGAATTTTAAATACAGTGTTAAAATTATCAAGAGATGATTTGAATAATTTAAATGATATTGATGATATGATTAAAAGATGTGTTAAAGCAAAATGGTGGACACCTAAGGATAGCATAGATGGTATAGTAAAGCATGAATTAGGACACATGATTGAATATGCATCTACTTTAAAAATGTATGGTGTCGATTTTGATAGTAATAATTCAAATTTGATAAAAAATGTATTTAATGCTATAAGTAATGGAGAATTATCAGCGGAAATAAAACAAGAAGCTTTAATGAATTTAGACATAAAAGATACTAAAAAAACTATAGTTGATAATTTAAGTGAATACGGAACAAAAAATACTAAAGAGTTTTTGGCAGAGGCAATATCTGAAAAAGAACCTAGAAAGCTTGCACAAGAAGTTGTTAAAATATTAAAGAAAAAGATTGGAGGGATATTTAATGATTGATTTTCCAATTGAATTAATTAACTGCACATTTATTGATGATGATGGTAATAGACAGTTAAAAGAGAATGCAACAGAAAGTCAAAAAAAGATATTTAAAAATTTTTATAATAGTTTCAATGAAGAATTGTATACTGAGGATGAATTTTCAATAGAAGATTAAGATGCACTTACTTAGAAAAATAAGTAGGTGCTATTTTTAAGTTTAAATTATGAGAAGAAAATGAGAAAAAGTTGAGAAATTTCAAAAGATACACATGATATAATAAATATAGTAAGAATTTAGCACTTAGAGACATCTAGGTGCTTTTATTATGTTTAAGATAGGGTTTGGGATTAGAGAAGTCCTCACCTATCTTTTTTATTTTATATTAAATTAAAAGAAAGGGGTATTAATTATGCCAAATTTAAGTGAAATTCTAGGAGATGCTTATAAGAACATACCAGAAGATGTACAAAAAAAATATAAAGATATAGATCTAGTAGACAGTTCTAAATATATTGAAAAGTCGGATTATGAAACAATAAAAAAAGAAAGAGATCAATACAAAAAGGATATTAAGAAGCGAGATAAGGATTTAGAGGATATTCAAGATAAGGTTAAAGACAATGAAGAGTTGACTAAAGAAATTGAAAATTTAAAGGCAGAAAATAAAAAAATAGCTGCTGAATCAAAAGCTGAATTAGATAAATTAACGTTTGAATCAAAACTTGAAAAGAAGTTAGGATCATATAATCCTCAAAATGCTTCAATGCTTAAGAAAGCTTTAGATTTAAGTAAAATTACAAGAGATGGAGATAACTTTATTGGTCTTGAAGAACAGATTAATTCTTTAAAAGAAAGTGACAAATATTTATTCAAAGAAGAAGTCGTTAAAGGTAAAGAAGATAATTCAGGAGGAACAGGAAGTATAGGAACAGATAATACTGGTACTGATGATGGTACTAATGCAAATAGTATAGGTGCATTACTAGCAAAATCAAAAGCCGAGAATGCAAATGCAGAAGCTCAAAGCAAGTTTTTCGCATAGATCATATTTAATAGGGAGGATTACAACATGAGTTATGAAAGAACAGAAAAAATAATGGGTGAAAATAAATCCATATTATTGGTCGCAGGAATGTTGTTTCAAAACATATCGGTAAAAGTAAAAAAGACTGATGTTGCGGCATTCTTGACTAACGGAAAATTGAAAGCAGGTACTCCATTAACTAAAGATGGTAAAGTAGTTGATGGCACAACTATTACTGCTGATAAAGCTTTTGGATTACTTTATAGAGATATTGATTTAACTTATAGTAATGGGAATGAAACAGTTCCAGTAACTATATTTGGATTTGTAAACTCAAAATTATTACCTGAGACAGTTACTGCAGATGTAAAAGCAGCATTAAAAATGATACAAGTTTTATAAAATGAGAAGGAGATAAATAATGGATTGGAGAGACTATATAAACTCAAAAGAAATTGCAACATATATTAAAGCATTACCACCTGAAATGTTAATAGGTGAAGCTTTATTCCCTAGAAAGAAACAACTTGGAATGGATCTAAAATATATTAAAGGTTCAAAAAAGAAACCAGTAGTATTAAGACCATCAACTTTTGATGTAGCTGTTAAAGTTAGAGCTTTAAAGGCCGAAGTTAATATAAAAGCTAAGAGAATGCCATTCTTTAAAGAGAGTGTTCTTGTAAGCGAAGAAGATAGACAGCAATTATTATTAGCTTCACAAGCTGAAAATAAAGAACTATTACTTATGATTATATCTGAAATCTATGATAACTATGTTAGTTTAGTAGATGGTGGTGATATGCAGATGGAAAGAATGAGAATGCAGGCTTTAGCTGATGGAGTAATCAATATTGTTACTGAAGATGCAGATCTTGTATTTGATTTTGATATACCATCAGAACATAAGGAAGTATTAGCTGGTGATGCTAAATGGAGTAACCCAGATGCAGATATAGTTGGAGACATTGAAAGGTATAAAACTAAAATGAGAAATGCAGGTTATGCAGTTCCAAAGAGAATGGTTATGACAAGCAAGACATTTGGATATTTAGGAATCAATAAGGCAATCAAATTGGATATTGATAAGGATGGAAGAGTTATTCTTACAGAAGAAATTATAAAGAATTACTTCAAGAATAAACTCGATATTTCTATCGCAGTTGTTAGTGGAACTTATAAACTTGAAGATGGTTCAGAAGAACAATACTTCCCTGATAATAAAGTGACATTAATTCCAGATGGAAACTTAGGTGCTACTTATTACGGAACAACTCCTGAAGAAGCTGATAAGATGTATAGTTCAAAATTAGATTGCTCTATAGTAAGAACTGGAATAGCAATTACTACAATGAGAAAAGATGATCCTGTCACAACAGAGACAAAGGTATCTCAATTAGGAATGCCTTCATTTGAAAAAGCAGATGATTGTTTCTTTGTAACAGTAGCATAAAAGTGTAGCTTATAAACTATGCTCTTTAATTTTATTTGAAAGGATGATATAAATGGCAAGAGGTAATAAACAGGAAGAAACCAAACAAGCTGCATATAAAGCAAAAGCATTAGTCTGTATTAAATATGACAAAACATCTTACAAACCAGGTGATGAATTTGAAGTAAGAGAAGAAGATGCAAAAGAACTTGAGTATAATGGATATGCAGAAGTAGAAGAAGTACTTGAATTAAAAGAGGATGAGGATAGAGAAAAGGAGGGTGAATAGTTATGGAACGTACACCTTTAGATATTTTAAAAATTAATTTAAACGAAAGTCAGTATCCTGTATTTAGTGATGAAGAACTTGAAAACTTATTAGCAGTCAATGACAACAATGTATTAAAAGCAAGTTGGAGAGGCTGTTTAATGAAAGCTAATACAGATAGCAAAATAAAAGTTGGTCTTATAGAAATAGAAGATGCTGATCCTGATTATTGGAATAACCTTGCATCTATTTATCAAGCTGATTATATAGCAGAACAGTCGAAATTGAATCCAACTGTAACAAGTGGATATAAAACATCTATGAGAAGGGCAGATGGCTGTTAATGGCTAGATTAAAATCTAAAAAGATTATAGATGCAATCAATAAGGGTATATCAATAAATCCTACTACATTTGATGTTAAGTATGCAGAAAAGGTTCTTGTAGATGGTGCTTATGAGAAAGTTGAAAATATAATAACTTATACTGGAATAATATATTTAGAAGATAATTCAAACAAAATAACAATTGAAAGTAAAACTCAAGGAACATCTTATACTACAAATAAATATAAGATGATTTTAAATAATGAGAATGAAATAAAGATAGATGAAAAGAATGTTGTTGAATTTGAGTCTAAAGAAGGACATATAAAAGTTACAGGAGCTTACCCAATAATAATCGAAGATACTTTATGTGGTTACTTGTGTGATTTAGAAAGGACTTGATTTCATGGGTTTTAAAGTTATTGATTATATTAACAGGAAAAAAGTTGGTATGGGAATGTTACTTGGAGGAATTATAGCACCTACGCTTGTTAATAAAGCTAAAGAAAAAGCTTACTGGAAAGATAGAAGTTCTCATGCTAGAAATGGAATAAATGGTGGAGTAGAGGGTGGTGGCAGCCAGTATTCTGTATATTTAGCACATGGCACAGAATATGGAGAATGGCTTGAAAAAGGTACTGGTATATACGGACCTACTGGTAAAAAGATAGTTCCAGTAAAAGGCAAAGTATTAAGTTGGGTTGATACTGATGGGGAAAGACATTTTGCCAAGAGTGTAAAAGGTATTAAGCCTATGCCAATATTAAAAGATACTTTAAATAATAATAAAGAATTTATAATAGAAGCTGTTGGTAAGTATTGGAGTGATTAATATATGAGGCTAGCAATAAGAAATCAGTTGCTCAAAGAAGTTACGGAACTTAAAGGATGCTATGAACCTAATGTACCAGACAAGCAGACAGAAAAGCCATATTCTGTTGTTGTTGCAAAAGACGATACAGATAATGGGGAAGTAGTTGGATTTAAGAGAAGTATTGAAATATGGTTGTATGATGAAAGACTTTCTTTTAAGAGTTTAGATAAATTAGCAGAGCAGTCAATAAAAGCATTAAATTTAAAAGTAATAACTAATCCTAAAACAGGCGAGAGTTTTACATGCAAATTTGATGGGATTATAGGACAAGATATAGTAGATGAAGAGTGGAATGCAATAGCAAAAGGTTTAAAATTTACTATTATTGCATTACATGAAGACACTGAAGAAAATAAAGATAGATGGCTTGATGCTTTAAGTAATTATAGTAAAAGTATTATTGATATTCCTGTATATCTTAATAACTGGAAAAGTAATTTTCAAGTACCTTCAATTTTATGGAGAGTAACTAATAAGGATAGGATGAGAGAAACAAACAGGGTTATAAGAGAAGAAAAAACTCTTATATGTCATGTGGTAAGTGAAAATAAATCTGAAATAGAACAGATTCTTGATACTATCGAGGAACATTTAATTACGGATTTGAAAATACCTTATGATATTGAAAATAGGAGATATCTTACTATTAAGAGTATAACTGAAGATAAAGAGGCAGATATGATAACCAAGGGTCAGTTGACTATTGAGTTATTTAAAAGAAAAATGATAGAAGATAATACGCCTAAATTAAAAAACATTATTGGAAAGGGAATTATTAAATAGGAAGGAGGCTGTATAATGGCTGATGTAAATAAAGATGTTACCACAAAAGAAACAGCTACATCTACAATTAAAACTACAGTAAATGAAGAAAAGTTTTCTGTAGAGGAATATATGGAAAATGCAAAAGCACTTGGCTATACAAAAATAGTATTAGCAGGTGCTTTTTCTAATTGCTCAAAAGAAGAGAAATTTACAAAAATAGAAGTAGATAAGATGGTGAAAAATTTCTTAGGAAAGAAGGTTAAATAATGGCAAAGGGAACATGGGGAACAGATAATAAACCTGAAATACCAGGTTTTTATAACAGATTCCAGACTGCTGCTGAAGCTACAATTGCAAATGGGACAACAGGAACATTAGCTTTAACAGTAACAGCCAACTGGGGACCAATAAAAGAACCAGTTTTAATAAATAATGATGTAGAAAATACTCTTAAAGCAACATTTGGAACCGATGACAATTATACAGCTTATAAACTAGGGAAACTTGCGTTATTAGGTAAACCTAAAGAATTATTGCTATATAGACTGGCAGATTCAAGTGCATCAAAAGCTTCTTTAGTACTTCAAACAACAGATTCATCGCCATTAAATGCTATTACATTAGAAACTGTATATCCAACAACTAGAGATTTTAAGGTAACAGTAAAAACTAATGTTGCAGATTCAGATAAGAAAAACATAATCCTTTATGAAGGATCAAAACAGTTATTCAATATTACTGTTAGTGGAACATTTGCAGAAATTGCAAAGACAATAAATAATGCAACAGCAAACACATATATTACGGCTAAGACAAGTGAAGTAAGCTCAACTACGAATACTTTAGATAATGTTGCTACTAAGAATTTTACTGGTGGTAATGATGGAACCGCAGGAATAACGAATCAAGATTATATAGATGCTATGACTATCTTTGAAGGTTATGAAAAAGATGCTTTTGTTATTGATAAATATGCAGATGCATCACTACAAACATCAATACAGGCATGGAATACACAATGTAAAGAAAATGGAGATATGTTCCTTATATTTGTTACAGGTGTAAATGGTGATGAAACACTAGATGATGCTAACCAAAGATCTAATGATTATAATGATTATCTTGTAAACAATCTATTTTTAAAATCAGCGACTTACAATGGTGTGACTTATAACAGTGCTGAAGTATTGGTTTATATCGCTGCATTATCAATAGGAAAAGGATTAAAGGAATCAATTTGTAATGAAACTACAATATTTGATTCCGTAATGCCTAAATTATCAAAAACTCAAATAACATCAGCTATTAAAAATGGTACTATTGTACTTTATGAAGATGGTGGAAGAGTTGTTGTTGCTGATGATGTAAATACATATAAGATTTACAAAGATGAAGCTGGAAAGGCATTTGGAACGATACAGACTGTTATCTTTTTAAAAACAGTAAATGAAGATACTTCGGCTAAAAGATTTGAGATTTCAGGAAAAGTTGATGCTAATGATACAGGAAGAACTATTGCATTATCTTCACTTAAAAAGTATTTTGAAACATTAAATAACAATGGAATTATCGCAGATGATTTTGTTGTAAAAATTGATGAAGAAAAGCAGGCAACTGCAGAAGCTGATGAAATGTATTGGACATGGGCTGTAACTCATTACAAAAAACTTAAGAGAGTTTACGGAACAGGAATTATCGCTGAATAAGAAAGGAAGTGTAGTAAATGTCTGGAGAATTAGATGCTTCAAGAGTATGTAGTGGTACATATGGAAAGATTTTTGTTGATGGTGAATGGCAGACACAGGTAAGTGAAACAACAGCAGATGTAGAAATAGACATGAAAGAACTTTTAACCTGTGGATCTGAATGGACAGGACATAAAGCTGGTGCTAAAAAGGGAACTGGTTCACTTAAAGAGTTTAAAGTTACTTCAAAAATGATAGAAAATGGATTCAAAAAATTTGAAATAATTTCTGAATTAGATGATCCTGAAGCATATGGCTATGAAAGAATAAGACTTAAAAATTGTAGAGTAACAAAGATTAGTCTTATAAACTTTAAACCAGGAGAAGTAATTGAAAATGAATATCCATTTGTATTTGATGGATATGAATTGCTTGATAAAATTGTACAAACTGATTAAAAGTTTTATTAAGTTTTAGAGTAGAGCATTAGATGCCTACTCTTTTCTATTTATTAATTGGAATAAGAGAGGAAGATATTATAATGAAAAAATTAAATGAAGAACAACAAGCACAATTAGCATCAAAGGAAGAGGACATATTAGCAAAATTAATGGGCGAAGAAATTGAGGCACCTAAAGGAAAAGCAAGGCTTGAAAGGCTTGGAATACAATTAGAACTTAAAGGTCTTACAGGAGATGAATTAAGCAGAATAAGAAAAGAATGCACTAGAAAAAGAAAAATTAGAGGTGTGTGGGAAGAAAAATTAGATAATGCAGAATATGATGCTGGAGTTATTATAGCAGCTACTACTAATTTCAACTGGAATAATACACAATTGCTTGCTAAATATGAATTGAGTGAAGGAAAACAGTTTATAATTAAGAAATTATTAGCTGGAGAAAAGAATGCTTTAGTAGAATCTATTCTTCAATTAAGTGGATTTGGGGAAGATGTAGAGGTTACAGAAGATGATATAAAAAACTAATAAGTAGTGGAGGATCAATAGCTGCTTTATATAATTTATTTCTTCTTCATAATATGTCTCCGGATGATGTGATGAAGAAAGATTATATGACAAGAAAGTTGTTATTTGCATTCTCTGCTATTGAAGTTAAACAACGTAATAGTAAGTAATAATTATAGGGTGCTGTAAAAGGCACCCTTTTTCTTTATATATGAAAGTAGGAGGTGATTGCAATAGCATCTAAAGAAATCTATAGATTAGATATAAAAATTAATGTTAATGGAGATAAAGAATCATCTAATAAAGTTAAAAAAGTAGAAGAAACAGCAGAAAAAGCAAAAAAGAAGCTTAAAGATTTAGGAAATCAGACTGCTAGTCCTACTGCAAAGTTAAATGATAAGATGTCATCTCCATTAGAGAAATTAGAATCTAAAACTAAGAGTTTATCAGATAAAACCATAAGCCCTACAGCAAAGCTTAAAGATAATGCTACTTCTGGATTGGATAAAGTAAAGAGTGCTACTGAGAAGTTAAACAATAAAGAAGCAAAGGTTAAAGTAAAAGCAGAAGATCAAGCTAGTAGTGTTATTGAAAAAGCAAATAATAAGCTTACTTCATGGTTAAAGGCAGGATCAAAAAAGGTAATATCCATAGCACTGGCAGGTACCCTCGCTATGGGGGGATTTGGTGCTACTACAGCAATTAATACATTTAGTAATTTTGAATATGGCATGAAAACTGTACAGGCTACAAGTCAAGCTACAGAAGCAGATTTAAGTAAACTTACTAATACAGCTAAAAATTTAGGAGCGACTACTTCTTTTTCAGCAGTAGAAGTAAGCCAAGGAATGAATTATCTGGCAATGGCAGGATATAAAACTAACGATATTATTTCAGCTATGCCAGGTTTGTTAAATGCAGCTGCAGCTTCAGGTGAAGATTTGGCAAGTACAAGTGATATTATTTCAGATGCTATAACAGCATTTGGAATGAAAGCAAGTGATACAAATCATTTAAGTGACGTTATGGCCCAAGCAAGTGCTAATGCAAATACTAATATAGGACTTTTAGGAGAATCATTTAAATATGTTGGTGCTACAATGGGAGCTATGAAGTACAGTATTGAGGATACAAGTATTGCATTAGGATTAATGGCCAATGCAGGTGTAAAGGGGTCAATGGGAGGTACATCACTTAAGAATGCTATAGTTAATATGGTATCACCTACAAAAACTATGGCGGCAGTAATGGAAAAATATAAATTATCACTAACTGATAGTGAAGGAAATATGAAGTCGCTTAAAGGTGTAATGGATATGCTTAGAGAGAAAATGGGTGGTCTTGATACAGCTACACAAGCGGCTGCTGCAAGTGATTTATTTGGAAAAGAAGCAATGTCTGGAATGCTTGCAATAATTAATGCAGGTACATCTGATTATGATAAATTAACTACTGCAATATATGGAGCAGATGGAGCTGCTAAGAAAATGGCAGATACAAAATTAGATTCTTTAAGTGGTAAATGGACTATTCTTAAATCAGCTGTTGAAGGAATGAACATTGCTTTAGGAGAAAGACTAGCACCATACGCAAAACAGTTTGTAACATGGTTTACTGGAAAGATACCAGATATAACAGATTGTATAGTTAATACAGTAGATTATTTATCTAATCACACAGAAGATATAAAAGAAACTGCCATAGCAATTGGTACTGTTGTAACAGCTATAGCTGGATTTAATATAGCTGGTTCAATTGGTAATTCAATAAGTGGAATATCTAATTTAGTATCATTATTCAAAGGTGCAAGTGTAGCCAAAGATGCTACAGAGACAGCAGTAGGAATAAGAAAAGTAGGATTAGCAGCAAAAATATTACCAGCTTTATTTAGTCCAGTAGGATTAGCAATTACAGCAGGTGTTGCAACAACAGCGTATGGAGTAATGAGCTATAACTCATTAATAAATAGGAGTATAGATACAGCTACAGAAGAGTTGACTATTGGGGAAAAAATAATAAATAAATTTACAGGAAGTGCTTATAAATCAGCAAAAGAATTACAAGAATCAGGAGTAAAGTATACGGATTTCGGAGAAGGAATATCAGATTCATTCAAAAAAGCAGTAAGAGAGACTGCAAAGAGTGGAACGGAACTATTAATGAATATTAAAAAAATAGATATGAGTGGTTATTCAACATCTGATAGAGAAAATAAAATAGCAAACAGAATAAATGATTATGCCTATGATATTATTAATGCATTAGAAAACAAGAAAAATTCTGAAACAAAAGTTTTAAAAGATGCTTTAAGTGCAGATGGAGATTACAGTTCAGAAAATGATTCGGCAGTTTCATCAATAGGTGAATATTATGATAATGTTACAGAAAAAATTCAAGTTGCCAGGGATAAAGTATATTATATAACATCACAGGCTTATGCTGATAATAGAGAATTGGCAGTTAGTGAATTAGAAGAAATAAAAGGATATATTGATCAAATGAATAGTCTTAAATTAGAGGCTATAGATGCTAAAAACACCTATGATCAAGCATATGCTCAGTCTAAATTTACAACAGATGCCAGCAAGGTTACAGATGCAGATAGTGCGAGTGAATTGCTTAAAAGTTCTTATAAAGATATTGACGATGTATACAAAGATAAAATTGCTGATTTGGATGGAAATATTGCTGTTTTAGAAAAAACATTATCAGAAACAACTGAAGAAAGTAAAAAATCATCATTACAAAAGAGTATAGATGAATTAAGAAATACTAGAGGCTCTTATGCTGATTCTAATTGGAATGAGAAACAAGCAATGTATCAGATTATAATGGATCAGAATCCAGGAGCAGCTAGTAGTATAAATAAGTATACTGGTGATAAATTAGATAAGGTAGATTTAAATCGTAGGGAGACATTGGATAAGATGCAAGAAAAAACTCCGGGCTTAACCGGAATAAAAGAAAGTGGAGTATATGCTTTAAGGAATGAAAAAAATGGCAGATTAGAAAGATATGCAGTTGTTGTTAATGAACTCTCAAAAGAAATAGTAGGTGTAAAAAATTTACTTAATGGAGAAACTGGACTTTATTCGACAGAAGACGAGCAAATATTAGAAAAGGTTAGCGAAAACTATAAAGATATAAATAGTACTTTATCTAAAATAAGCGGAAATAAGCCAACCCACATATTGGAGACTTATTCTGGAACGTACGCATTAAAAGATGTTATGGGAAAAACACTAGATGCATTACAAGATGTCCGAGTGGCAGAAGATGGTGTTATAGAAGGATTTGCTACAATTGACGGAACACAAGTTTACATAAAAGCTGATGCAAGTGGAGTAATACAAGCTATAGGAAATACCAGAGAAGAATTAAATCAAGTACCACCAATTACTGCAGCAGATGTAACAACAAATGGAACAGCACAAAAAACAACATCAGAAATTACTGGAGTAATTACTAAAGCTAATGAAGCAGACGGAAAGACAATCACTATTACAACTATATTTAAAAAAGTTTCTCAATGGTTTAAAGATAAATTCTCAGGAGCAGCTGATGCAATTTCAGAAAATGCAAATGGTACCCATTATTCAGAGTCAGGATTAAGTACTGTAGATGAAAGAGGATGGGAACTCGCTGATAGAACAGTTCCAGTGATTGGACAATATAATAATAATCCTTTAGTAAATCTACAAAAAGGAACTAAAATAAGAAATCATATGAACTCTGTAAATGACATGAGAGCGGCAGTTCAACAAGAAGTAGCTAGAAAAACACCACAACAAAAGGTAGAAGTATACCAACCACAAGTAGCAATGGCCGGTGGAGGAAATCAATTCAGCTTTGGTGGAATGAATATAAATATAAATGGTAATCAAGATGTAGAAGCTATGATTCAGGAAGCAATGCAACAATTTGGACAGAATTTAAGAGATGCATTTACAAATATCCAAAAATAGCACATTATAGTATAATTTATGCAAGGTGGTTGATCAACAGTTAGAACAATTACTTAAATTTGGTATATCATGATAATATTTTGAGAAAAACATGAGAAAATAAATAATGTTAAAATGTTATAATTATTATAATGATAATATATTTTAAAAAGCGCTTAGTTTTATACTAGGTGCTTTTCTTTATTGTAAAATCCCAAGTGATTGGAGTTTTGGAAGGAGCTGATTTAGATAGATATATATTTAATTGAAGAATTCAGTAATACAACAATTCACTTCCCAGTTAATCCATTAGAAAAGATATCAGCACCTAGAAAAAGAAGATACAAGACAGAAGAAGTATTAAATGTTGGTGAAGTTGATATAAAACAATATGGAAAAAATATAAGAGAAACATCATTTAATTCTTTATTTCCTATTGAATATAATGAAAGTTATTGTGTATGTATGCCAACAATGTCACCGCAACAATATATGAATAAAATTAATGAATGGGTTGATGCAGAGTTAGATACAGTTCAGCTTAGATTAATAATAGCAGAATTAAGTATTAATGAGATAGTAAATATAAGTCAATTTGACCCAGAAGTAAGGGGTGGAGAAGTAGGAGATATATATTTCAGTATAGCATTTAGAACTCACAAACCCTTATTAATCGGATATATAGATAATTCACAAAGTTCATATCAAGGTGGACTAATTGATTATGGTAATAGATATTTTGGTGATGATACTTACTCTGATGGAGATAAAATAAAAATTGTTATTACTGCTACTGTATATGAAGAAGATAGTCAAAATAGTACAGGACTTGGATATGCATACGAAGGAGAAACATATACTGTTTATAAACAGTGGGGAGATTGGTTATCAATTTATTGGGGCTCATCTGGTGGATATGTACATAAAGGTTTTGTAACTAAAGCGTAGGTGGTGATATATTATGGATTTAGTATTGAAAAATAAATATAAGATAGAAGGACTATCGTTATCTGGATCACTTAAAGAATCCATAGACACTATTTCTTATACTATGAATTTTGAAATATTAAAAAATTATGCACTTGCAAATAAAATAGGATTAACAAAAGGTGATTCTATAGAATTTTACGATAAGGGATTCTGGTCAAAAGAAAATAAGAAGATTTTTTCAGGCGTGATTTGGACAACAAATGAAAGCGATAAGACAATGAGAATATCACTTGAATGTAAAGAAAGAACGGTTTATTTGGAAGAATCAGAAGATGAATTATTGTTATATGATGGTCATACAGCAACTCAAAGAGCTACTAACATATGCAATGATTGGAGTATACCAATAGGAAATTTTGCAGATACAGGAATAGGATTATCTAAAGATAGAAGAAAAAATTCATTATATACAATGATGTGGAGTGATCTTAAAGAAACTGCTCAAAAGGGTGGAAAGTTGTATTGCTACAGAATGGGCACTTCTCTTGATTTAATTGAACTAGGCACAAATGAAGTTATATATAAACTTGATGGAATTATCGATGATCCAAGTCGTAAAAACACATTAGATGGAGTTGTAACTCAAGTAAAGGTGCTTGGAGAAAATAAAAGTAAGGAAGAAAGTCCGGAAATTTCACCTATAGTAGGAGTATTCAAACAAGGAACTGATGATTATGGAACTATACAAAAAATAGTACAAGATAGTAAAGTAACTGATTATGCAACAGGACAGGATAAAGCAAACTCTATGTTTTCTACAGGTGAAGATACATGGACTTTTAAATGCGTTAAAGATATTCCAGATATACGTGCAGGAGACAAAGTATCATTATATAATAAAGATTATTACGTAACTGAAATCACACATAATTTAGGTGATGCAGATAGCATGACAATGAATGCTATGTCTACTTTAGATGATATAAGGAGGAAATTTTATGCCAAATGATATTTATAATGAAATTGCAAGAGTAGTACATGGAAATACAAATCAATCAATATCAGCATCCAATTATGGAACTGGTATGGCGTTAGCAACTGTAACTGAAAGTGGATTACTAGTAGATGGAATAAAGCAAGAATATCCTAAAGGTGATTATTGGATTTTGGATAATTTAAAAAATACTGATAACATTACAACAGAATCAGCTAGTGGTCCAGAATCACATACACATACAATAAAAACACCTAGTAATCAATTAGCTATAAAGGTGGGAGATAGAGTATTAGTTGCTGTAATGGGTATTAATGCTGTTATTGTTGGGAGGATTTCTAATGGCTAATTTATTTCCTACAAATAGTATTGAATCTGTAACTATTAAAGAAAATTCTACATTTGAATTAAAAGGATCATATGCTATTGATTTTGAAACAATGACATTTATAAAGAACCCAGATGGAACTATAAAAATATTAAATGGTTATGATGCTTATATACAATGGTGCCAACTTGCTATAATGACAATAAGAAATAGATTTAAGGCATATACTTATAGGTTTGGTAGAGAAGAATTGAATAAGGAATTAAATAAAGAAGCTACGGAAATGGAGCTTACGAGAATCACACAGGAAGCATTAATGGTGCATCCAAATACAAAAAGTGTTGATTCTTTTTCTTTTACTTGGAAAAATGGAGAAGTCTATTATGAGTACAAAGTAACTCCAATTAAAGGACAAAGTAAAGTATTAAAAAATACTGAGAAGGTGGGATGATAATTAATGACAATATCAATAGATAATTACCTTCCGGATTATCTTAAGGAAACATCAGAAGATGTATTAAAGAGAGCTATTTCAAACGCTCCATCTAATATTAATACGATGGAAGGAGATATATTTTGGAATTCTGTTAAGCCTTTTTCAGAAGAAATTGCAAAATTTAGAAGGGTATCATTACTACAGATATTAAAGCTGGGAATCACTCAAACAGCCACAGGAAAATTTTTAGATCTTAAAGGTGAAGCTGAAGGTATACCAAGGAAAAAGGGTTCGGCTGCAATTCACAAGATTAAAATATCAGCGAAAGAAGGTACTCGAATAAGTGCTGGAAGAGTTGTATGTACTACAAGAAGCGAAGATCAAGCAGCAATAGAATTTTTGGTGCAAAACACAGTAATCGTTGATGATTCAGAAATAGCAATAATTGAAGTTGAATGTACTGAGATAGGAACAATCGGAAATGTGGCAATAGGAAATATTAATATGTTTTCTCAAAATATAAACGGTATTATTTTTATTGAAAATATAGAGATAATTAAGTTTGGTGTTGATGATGAATTAGATGGGGACTATCTTGAGAGAATATTAGAAAATGCTTCAAATACCCCAAGTAGTGCTAACGATGCGCATTATGAAAAATGGGCTAAAGAATGTACTGGAGTTTCAGAGTGTAAGGTAATTCCACAATGGGATGGGGATGGAACAGTTAAAATAATAATTGTTGCAGATGGACATAAGGCTGCGACTAAAGAATTAGTTAATGAAGTAAATAATTATATAGATCCATATCCTAAGATGGGTAAAGGACAGGCACCTATTGGAGCAGAATTAACGGTTGTAAGTTGTATAGAAAAAGCAATTAATATTAAAGTTAAATTACAATTATCTGATGGTTATATATTAAATATATGCAAAGAAAAATTTGGTGTAATGTTAGATACTGAATTAAAAGAAATGCCATTTAAAACTACTAAATATATTTCTATAGCACAGTTAGGTAGGTTAATTCTTGATATTCCAGGTGTAATTGATTATACAGATTTATATTTAAACGAATCGGTATCTAATTGTATTTTAGCTGAAGATGAGATTGCCGTAAAAGGCATTTTAGAATTGGAGGCGATATAGTTGGATATCACACAATTCAATTCTAAATTAAATAAGTTAGATGGAAATATATATACAATAGAAGAAGTTATTAATCCAATAGCTGGTGTTTATGAAAAAGAATTAGCACATGATAATGTCGAAGTAAACACAATTAACATTTATACAGGAAGTAAGCTTACAGGAACTAAGATAAATACATATACAACTTTTACACCTTCTCTAACTCCATGGAAAACTATTATTAAGATATTTTCTACAGAGCCAGTTTTATATATTACTTATGAAACTACTGGAGATACAGTAGAATCAGAAGATGTTAATAATCTACAGGATGCATTAAATGAAACTCAAAGAGCGTTGAATGCCGAAATTGATAGAGCGGTAAAAAAAGAAAAGCAAATTGAAATAGACTTAAATAATGAAACTGTAAGAGCAACAAATGCTGAAGGAGTAATTTCAGATAATTTGGATAAAGAAATATTGCGAGCTACTAAGGCTGAAAAAGTGTTAACAGATAATCTCAATTTAGAAGTAGAGAGAGCGACTGCTGCAGAGAGTACTTTAACAAACAATTTAAATAAGGAAATTACAAGAGCCAAAAAAGCTGAAAATGATGAAGAAATGAGAGCAACAAATGCTGAAAGAATCATTGCAGATAATCTAACAAAAGAGGTTAATAGAGCTAGTAGTGCTGAGTCTACACTTAGAGATAATTTAGATAGAGAAGTAGAAAGAGCTACTGGTTCTGAAAGTTTAATACAATCCAATATTGATGCAGAAGTAACAAGAGCAAAAGCAAAAGAAGCACAAATAGATAATGCTTTAGCAGATAGATATACTAAAAATCAGATATTTACTAAGGATGAAGTATTAGAAAAAATACAAAATGTTATTGGTACAGCACCAGCTGCATTAGACACTCTTAAAGAGATTGCAGATTCATTAAATAATGATTCAAATTTTGCTGGAACTATGACAAATATGTTGTCAGAAAAGGTAGATAAGGTTGCTGGAAAACAATTAAGCACAAATGATTTTGATAATACACAAAAATCTAACTTAGCGGATTGTAACACTAAAAAGCATACTCATACTAATAAATCCGTTTTAGATGGAATTACAAGTACACTGATCACAGCTTGGAATAGTGCTGTAACTCATATAAGCGATGCTGTAAAGCACATAACAAGTGCAGAGAGAACATTATGGAATACAGTAAGTAATAAGGCAGAAAAATCTCATACTCATACTAAATCACAAATAACAGATATGCCAACTAAAGTTTCTCAATTTACAAATGATTCTGGCTATATTACTGCTTCTGATATTGATTCTTCTCAAAATCATACTCATACTAATAAATCTACATTAGATAAGATTACAGAGGATGCTTGGAATAACAAGCTAGATAAAAGTGGAGGAACAGTTTCAGGGAGAGTTATTTTTAATGGGGGTATATCTGTAAAGAGCCTAAATGGGGGAGCAGGTACATCTGGATATATGTATATAGCAAGAATAACAGTAGCAAGGCCAAACCAAGACCAACCAATCAAATTAGATATACAACAAAGAAATAGATATGGTTCAATAGTTTTTCAGTTTGCAAATTCTAGTTCTACAGATCCTCCACTATTATATATAAGAAAGATGGGAAATATAAGAGCATATATACATAAATCTGGAACAAGTACATGGGATTTATATGTTCAAAAATCAGAAGGTTATGATGTAATTGAAGTTATTACTTTAGGTAGAGGGGAGTACATGAACTACCTAAATATTGAGTGGAATGGTGTTACGGTAACATCTATGCCGAGTGGTTTTGTTACTGCTTCAACAGAATTTATGGATTTAGCTGTAACAAAAGCTACACAAGATTCTGATGGAAACCAAATCAATACAACCTATGTTAAAAAAGGTACTACATGGGATGAAATGGAGGGAATATAGATGTATTATGGACAATCCAAGTATGGAGTATCTAAGTATGCAGAGAATATGCCTTCAGAGGAAGAATTAAAAAAGTATTTTGTTAACTTATATAAATATGTACCACAATTTATTTATGAGCTTCCAGAAATGGAGGCTATTTATTATGTTGAAGGTTTAGAATTAGGATTGTTAAAATGGCAGATTGAAGATGTTTTAAAACAATTTAATGTTGATACTGCAACATGGGGACTTAGAATTTATGAAGATAAATATGGCATTCAATATAATCCAAGTATGAGTTATGAAAGTCGTAGAGAAGTAATAAAAGCAGCTATACGTGGAAAAGGTGTAGCAGATACATATAGAATAAAAATTGTTGCTGAGAGCTTTAGCGGTGGTGAGTGCAATGTAATACGTCATGACAGGGAAAAATACTTTACTATACAATTTGTTGGGATTAAAGGGATCCCAACAAATATGCAGGCACTTATTAATGAGATAAAGAAGATTAAGCCTTCGCATATGGGATTTGATTTTAAATATACTTATACATCATGGGATTATTTAGATAGCAAGAATTTAACTTGTAATGAAGCAGATAAAATTACATGGGATAATATAGAAATTTATGATTAAGGAGATGATAAAATGAGAATAAGTTCTAATTACGGATTAAAGCTAATGGAAGGAACGGACAATGTTAAGAGGCAAGATTTTGTAGATAATTTTACAAAGATAGATACAGAAATGAGAGCAATAGAAAATGGAGGATATCCAATAGTAGAAGCTACAGGAACTAACGCATATATTGGTGCTAATGTAAGGATTCAATCTTTAAAAAAAGGCACTAAATTAACTCTATTTGTAGGAACAAATGCGACTGGTAATTGTAGTTTGAATTTAAATTCTTATGGAGCTAAGAACATTAAAGATAGCAATGAGAATATTGTAACAAATATTAAAGCTAATATACCATATAATCTTTGTTACAATGGTACGGATTTTATATTACAGGGTAAAGGAGGTGGTGGAAACTTAATCCCTAAGTATTTATTAGCTGGTTATTATGGAGAAGGTGATAATGGACGAGTAGATGGTGCTATGGTTAATCGAGGTGCAGTAACTCAAGCGTTAGGACTCAATGGAAGCTTAACACTTCCGGAAGGTTATTATAATAGCGTTAAAATAGCACAGACAATACCATCAAGAGGAAATACTGGTGGTAATGTCGGTACAAATTGGTGGTCTCCATATAATGTAGTAAGTGCAGGAAATTATCTACATTATAAACCTAACAATGCAGACAACGGAGTAATGGCTTATTATGGAGATTGCTGGATATCAGCGCCTTTTTCTACAATAGCAAATATTTTAGGAATAACAGGCGATAAAGTAGTAGCAGGTAATAATATTTGTGGTGTTCAAGGAGCTGCAACAATTCAGAGCATGGGTAAATATGTTGAAGTAGAAGATGGTAGCGTAGAGGTATATACAAACACAGAAGGGACAGAAGAATTTAAGATAACAACAGGATTTAGACCGCGTTTTGTTATGGTAAAATACTTCCACAGCAAATATAATGGAACAACTTGGATGCTATTTAATTATACAGGCGACAAATGGTTTGGTATGGGTAAGAGAGACAATAACAGTACAACATCTACATATAGTACAAGTTCAGTTATGAGTACAGTTAAATTTGTAGACGATGGAGTTATTATTAAAGCGAGTCCTTATAGCAGATATAGAGTAGACTGGATAGTTTCAGAATAAAAACAGAAATAAAATAAGGAGTTACAATAATATGAAAACACTAATAATATACGATTCCAGTGGTAATATTTTATTTACTAAAACACCAGTAGAAGAAAATGAAGTTTTTAAATATATAATTTCTGATGTGCCAAACGATAGACAACCTATAAGAGTAGAAAATAATGAAGTCATACTTGATGATACAGAAGAAGTTAAATTAGCAAAGAAGAGATTAGAAGAGCTTGAAAAAGAACAGCTAAAAATTAAACAAAGTTTATTAGATATGGAGAATGATTTATAATGAAAACAGATAATTGGATTTATGATTACATTTATGATTTAGTTGAAGCTAAATATATAAGCAAGGAAAAAGCATTAGGATATACTGAAAATTTTTATAATAAGAAAAAATTAAGTGATGAAGAATATAAAGATTTAATGTTATTTATAGAGAGTACTTATGAAAATTAAATAAGCAAAGCAGTAATTTAGGACTTTTAATAGGTCTTTTTTTATTGCCTATTTTTAAATTAAAATATCCAATCGTTTGGAAATATGAAAAGGAAGGTGACATATGAATGAAGAACTAGTTAGACATGAACTTGATACACATAATATAAGACTTAATGATCATTCAAAAAGATTAGATAAATTAGAAAGAGAAGGTGCAGAACTTAAAACAGAAATTAAAAATTTGTGTGATAATTTAAAATCTTTAACAAGTATGATGAAGTGGTTCACAACTGCTATGATAGGAGCTTTTATAAGCTTCTTTTTTTATGCAGTTCAAAATAATATTTTTAAATAATGGAGGAATGTAAAATGGAAATGAATTTAATGGAGTATGTGCCAAGTCACTTAGCAATTTTAATTGCATGTATTTATGTTGTAGGAGTATTTCTTAAGAATTTAAATAGTGTACCAGATAAGTATATTACTATAATTCTTATGCTTTTTGGAATTACTTTTGCTGTGTTACTAAGTATAATAAACGCTCAATATAAAGTAGCTTTAGATGTAATTGTTAATGGTATATTACAGGGGATATGCTGTTGGGGGATATCTGTAGGAATTAACCAGACAGCTAAGCAGTTAAGCAAAAACGATTAATTAAAGAGTAGCCAGTTAGGTTACTCTTTCACATTATGTAATGTAAATTTAATAAGGAAGTGTTATATTATATGAAATTTGGAATAGATTTAGGACATGGAGTAGGTAAAGATCGTGGAGCAGTAGGAAATATTGCAGAAGAAACAATAATTAATTCTGTAGGAAGTCTTGTTATAAGCAAATTAAAAGCATTAGGACATAGTGTTATTGAATTAAGGCCAGATAGTGCCACTAGCGTTCAAGATAGCTTATATCAACGTTATAGTAAAGCAGATTACTACAATGCAGATATGTGCGTAAGTATACATGCTAATGCAGGGGGTGGAATTGGAACAGAAGTATTTACATATGGTGCTAAAGAAGTACCACAGGCAAGAGCTGTATTAAATAATATTGCGAACTTAGGATTTAGAAACAGAGGAATAAAAGATGGCTCAAATTTAGCTATGGTTAAAAGGCCAAAGGCAACAGCTATGCTTGTAGAAATATGCTTTGTAGATAGTTCAGATGTAGATTTATATAACACACTTGGACCAGAAGTTATTGCTACAGAAATAGTATCAGGGTTAACAGGAGAAGTTGTTTGTACTAAAAAAGGTGAATGGATACTTGATAATACTGGCTGGTGGTATAAGCATACAGATGGAAGCTATACAAAAGATGGTTGGGAGAAGATAGATAATAAGTGGTACTTATTCAACGCTCAAGGCTATATGCTTTATTCATGGCAATATAGCTGTGGAGGGAATTGGTATTACTTAGGTGATAGTAATGATGGAACCATGAAAATTGGGTGGGTATTAACTAATAACAAATGGTATTATTTTAATGAAGATGGAGCAATGCAAGTAGGTTGGCAGAAGATAGATAATAACTGGTACTATTTTGATAATTCAGGAGCTATGCAGACAGGGTGGATAAAGGATTACGGTAAAGATTATTTACTATATTCTAATGGAACCATGGCATGCAATACTGTAGCTTATGGATATAGATTTGATTCAGATGGAGTTGCTACTAAAATTTAATATGATATAAACCAGTAAAGTCAGCATGTAAGATTAAGTTCTTATGTGCTGCTTTTTTTTGTCTAAAAGTGTTATTAAATGATATTGAAATTGAATTATCAAAAAATATAAAAATATAATTAGTGATAAAAACATTGAAAAAATATCGTATTAATGGTAGGATTAATATTATCATATTTTGATATGAGGAAGGAAAGTGATAAAGTGGATATAGAAAGTATGATACCAAAACTTATAAGAGCTGGATTTGAAGATGATAAAAGAGCTTTTGAAGTTATATCCATATCTATAGCAAATAGAATGAAAAAAAAGAATCCTAAGATTGCAGACGAGATAAACAATATAATATGTTATAGGGATTTAGGAACTTCAGCTTATAGATCAATAGGGATGAATGATTTACCTACTACTAAAAAAAATAATGAAAATTTAGTTACAATTGAGGAAGTAGATGAAATCGATGAACCAATTTTAGATGAAAGAATTCAGAATGAATACACTCGATTTTTATTAGAACAAGAAAAAAAAGAAGATTTAATGAAATATGGAGTAAAAGCATCAAATACTATTTTATTATATGGAGAGCCAGGAGTAGGAAAGACTTATTCGGCAAAATGGTTAGCATATAAATTAGATAAACCATTAATTAATTTAAATTTAGCAACAGTCGTATCAAGTTTGCTAGGGGAAACTGGTAGCAATATTAAATCAGTATTAGATTATGCAAAAAAAAATAATGGAGTATTATTTTTAGATGAGTTTGATTCTATAGCTAAAAAGAGAGATGACGATAAAGATGTTGGTGAATTAAAGAGAATAGTAAATGTGTTATTAAAAGAGTTAGAACAATGGCCAATAAATGGTATAGTTATAGCAGCAACAAATCATCCAGAATTATTGGATAAAGCTATTTGGAGAAGGTTTGATTTAAAAATTAATTTACCAATGCCGAATTTAGAAATAAGACAACTAATAATTAAGCGTGAATTATCAGGAGTTGAATATATAAATAATACATTTATTGAATTAATGTCGTATTTAACTGAAGATATTAATGCTGCAGAAATAGTCAGATATTGTACTAATATAAAAAAAAACTATGTTCTTTATGGAAATATAATAGAATCAAATTCTTTAAAGCCTTTAATAGAAAATATATATAGAGATAAGAAAATAGATAAATGCAAATTATGCAGAATGATAAAAACATCATTACCCAAAATGAAAGTAGATGATATATCTGAATTAACAGGTATACCATCAAGCTCTATCTATAGATATTTAAAAAATAATTAGGAGGAATAAATATGGATAAAAGACCAATATTGATGAAGGGCGAGAGGTTAATTGTACCTATATTGAAAAAACAAGGATTTGGAGATAAGGAACTTCCACATACTTACAATGAAGCTAAATCAAAAATTCAATCATCATTAAGTCAGATAAAAGCGGTTATAAAAAATAATAGAAATGAATTCTTACCAAATGAAATAGTTGTATGTGCTAGGATGGAAGAAGGGTTTTTAGCTAAGAGTTATCGTCCTGATTTTTTAGAAAAAGATAATAATATGAATTTGGTAGGAGCTAGAAAAATAAAGTCTATAAGTAAAGATGTAAATGGAAATGAGAATATTGTCGAGAATAAACTTTACTTTTTTAGAACTTCAATAAGAGGAATAGAGGCTTTTGAAAATATATTAGAAAGTGATTTGTTATCAAATAAGGCAGAAAACGGATTACGTATGCTGAAAGATATAGAATTACTAGATAATAATGAGAAAATATTTGGAATTAAAGAAGAAGATAATGATATAGAAGTTGAAATAGTACTACATCCACTAAAAAAAGATTATGAATTAGCTATAAAAAAGATTCAAGAAATAGTTGGTGAAAAATGTGAGATAAGAAAATATGATGATGGACCAACTTTTATATTAGCTAAAATTAATAAGGTGAATTTACCGGGGTTAGTTAAGTATAACTTTTTGAGAACTGTACATCCTATGAGAAATATAACTTTACCAGAGGCTATCAGGGGGACAACTGCTGATGCACCAAAATTAAAAAATATAAACGTTAATAATGATATAAAAATAGGTGTTTTTGATGGTGGAGTATGTTTAGATAATTCATTACTTAAACCTTTCGTGAAGGCTTATGATATATCAACATTACCAGGAGAAGATTCAGGAATAAATCATGGTACAGCAGTGTGTGGAGCTGTATTATATGGTGAGCTAAACTGCTATTCAGCTAATGATAGTATAGCATCACCCAAAGTAACTGTTGAGAGCTTTAGGGTTTTACCAGAAGTTAATTTATATAAGATAATAGATAATATAGTTAATGTAGTAGATACTAGAGATGATATTAAAGTTTATAACATATCTTTTGGACCATCAGGACCGATATGGGATGATGAAATTAATAGATTCACATATGTATTAGATCGTTTAGCGTACAATAAAGGCGTTATATTTTGTGTTGCTGTAGGTAATGATGGTATGTTAGAGGAACCATTTAATAGAATACAAGCACCAGCAGATTTAGTTAATGGTATAGGAGTAGGAGCATATAGTCATTATAATGGTAAAAAATATAGAGCTGAATATAGTTGCATAGGATTGGGAAGAGAAGGTGCAAAAGTAAAACCAGATATATTAGCTTTTGGAGGAGATTCTAGAAACCCCTTTCATGCAATAAGTACAGTTGATGGAGCAAGAAGTTATATTTGTGGAACAAGTTTTGCATCACCAGTAGTTGCGGGCAAATTAGGGGAACTCTTTAGTCTATCAAATGAAGTCTCAACATTAATTGCTAGGTGTTTACTAATTCATAATGCTGATGGTAATTGTTTGGATGCAAAGGAAGAAGGGCATGGCATAGTTCCTGATAATATTGATGAGTTAATGACTTGTTCGAGTAATAAAGTAACAATAATATATACAGGAGAAATTTCAGAGAAGAAGTATGTAAAATTACAAATGCCATTGCCAGATGCAATTAAAGGGAATAACGGAACAGTAAAAATAGATTGGACAATAGCAGCTCTAACTGATGTTAATGGATTAGATCCAGATGGTTATACTTCAAGTTGTATAGAAGATACATTCTATCCTAATAGTAATAAATACAAATTTACGAAACCGGGAGAGAAAGCAAGGACGATAGATATTGAAAATGATTATAAGATAGGAGATGAATTGATTGAAAATGGATATCAACAAAGTGCATTTCCGGTAAGTGATTCTCCAGTGTATCTTACTGAAATAGAAAGAAGAGAAAACCTGCAGTGGGATACATTAGTTAGAAAGAGTAAGTCAAAAAGAGTCTCTTCATTAGACAAGCCATTTATTATTATGCATTGTATACCAAGAGAATCTGAAGGCATAAATAAGTTAAAGTTCTGTGTGTGTGTAACATTAGAGTATGTTAATTATGACGGAGATTTATATAATGATATTATACATGAATATCCTGTTTTAGTTCCGTTAGAAACAGCAATAGAAACAACAATAGAAACAATAGTATAGATATGATAATTTAGATGCATAATGATACGTTTATTTTTTATGAATAAATTGCTATATATAATACAGTAAAAGTAATATGGTTATTGCAGTAGTAAAGTTAATCTTACTACTGCTTTTCAATGCAAAAAGAGTAGCTTAGTATATGAATAAGCTACTCTTTTTAGCAATGTGGACACAAAAATTGATATTTTCAGTGAAAATTATATATTATAATTAATAAAAAGTAAATATTAAAATTAGTGTAACATTTAAATATTATTATGTGGACATATGATAGAAAAAAATAGTATCACTAAACAGTGAAAATTAAAATGGTACCTATGAACAGGACACTTTGAAAAAAAGTGTCTCGTTTATAGGTACTTTTTTGTATAATAATAATATCTATATTGGAGGAAAAACATGAGTAAGATAACATTTGATAAAGAAACTATTGAATTACTGAATGAAAATCCTTATGTAGTTAAAGTAAGTGAAAAATCTATAACTTACTCTGACGAGTTTAAGCGATTATTTATAGAAGAATATTTAAAAGGAAAAACACCTAAAATTATTTTTAATGACGCTGGTTTTGATACACAAATCCTTGGCCAAAGAAGATACGAACAAGCGGCAGCTAGATGGATAAGATCTTATAGAAAAGAGGGTATTGTAGGATTAAGAGATACTAGGAAAGAAAACTCTGGACGACCAAGTGAAAAGCAATTATCTAAAGATGATATTATTCAAAAACAAGAAGCTAAAATTAAGTTATTAGAGGAGCAATTAGAACTGTTAAAAAAATTAGACGTGACAGAAAGGAGGCTGGTAAACAGCAGCGTAAATCTAGAAGGTAAGGAGATATTTAAGTTAATATATGAAACTATCACTAATAATAGCTATAAAAATATGGTTTCATATTTCTGTGATCTTTTAAATGTTTCACGCTCGGGATATTATAATTATCTAAATACACTTGATAATCAAATATTAATGGAAAATAAAGATTTGGAAGCTAGAGACAATATTCTTATGGCTTATAATTACAAAGGTTATAGCAAAGGATCCCGTTCTATAAAAATGGTTTTAGAAAATGAGCTTTCTATAATTTATAGTAGAAAGAAAATTCAACGTATTATGAGAAAATATAATATTAAATGTCCTATTAGAAAAGCCAACCCGTACCGCCGAATGGCAAAAGCAACCAAAGAACATACAGTAGTTCCAAACTTATTAGAACGTAATTTTAAGCAAGGAGTGCCGGGAAAGGTATTATTGACGGATATTACATACTTGCCATATGGAAATAATCATATGGCTTATTTGTCTACCATCAAAGATGGTAGTAGCAACGATATTCTAGCTTATCATGTTTCAGATTCTATAAAACTTGATATTGCTATAACTACTATAAATAAATTAATAACGCACCATAAAGATGACTTACATGAAAGTGCATTTGTTCATTCAGATCAAGGATTCCATTATACTAGTCCAAAATTCCAAAAACTTCTAAAGGATAATAATCTTGGTCAATCAATGTCTCGTCGTGGCAACTGTTGGGACAATGCGCCTCAAGAATCCTTCTTCGGGCATATGAAAGATGAAATAGACTTTCAATCATGTAATACACTTGAAGAACTTATTGATATGATTGATGACTACATCGACTATTATAATAATTACAGATATCAGTGGAATCTAAAAAAGATGACTCCTAAACAATATAGAAATCATCTTTTATTAGCTTCATAACACTTTTTTTATAGTGTCCTTGACACAGGATCCATTTTAAATAGGGTACTACTTTTTTATTATACATAGTATTTAAAATAAATGATAAGAAAATCTGATAGCCTTGTAGAAATATAAAAAAATATAGACAAAAATACAGAATATATCTTATTATAAAAATGTAGTCTATAAATGTAAAAAAATGATTGTTTGGTTTATGGATTATAAGGAGTATTCTAACAAATATCCTAAATTACATAATAGAAGGGGGGATTAAGAATATCTAAAAAAGATATGTTAAATCAACAGTTCTTTGAATAAAGAAAATCCAATTGTATTAATTAATAAAAGAATATTAGGTGAATGAAAAGA